ACGAGGGCGACTGGGTGATCAACGGCAACATCCCGTCCTTCGCCACGGCTGTGTTCGACTACCTGTTCGAGGCTGGCTCCGCCATCAGCGGTTCCTCCAGCCGCATCACGGGTCAGGACGGCACGACAAAGTACGAGGGCAAGGGCTACAACGGTGCGAAGGTGGTGGATGCCACCGTCCTCGTGGAGTCCAAGTCCAAGAAAACTGCCATCGTGTTCGGTCACGTGCAGTTCATCGTGAACAACCCGGCCATCGACGACCATCAGAAGCCGGGCTACGTGAAGATCGCGGGCTACATCCTCGACAACCCGGGCGGCGACAAGTTCGCAGTCCTGAAAAAGTACGTTGCCGCCTAACCCACGGCTCGTGCCAAAACCAACCAAAGGGGGCGGGACCTGAAACCCCGTCCCCTTTTTCAATTTAAGAAGCAATGAAACAGCCCGATAAAAATGCACGGCAGGCATATCGCGAAGTGCTCGCGGACGTGCCTACGACCATAGCAATCATAGGGACGCGACGCACCGTGAAGGTGAGGGGTATCAAGCCCTACACGATAGAGTGCCTGACGAAGTTGTGGGGAGCGCGGGAAATGTCCATTCCGCAGGATTCCAGCGAGACGTTGAAGGCGAAGTGTGTTGACCCCTATTTCAGCATCAAATGCGCCTGTGTTATCGTTTTGAACTCGTACTGGAGTCTCCGCCTGCTTTACCCGATAAAGTGGCGGATTTGGGCGTTTCTGCGGCAGTACACGGAAGAACAGATGGAGCCTATCATCGCCGAGGGTAAAAAAAAACTTCCGCTCGAACCGTTCTGGAGGAATATGGTATTCTTGACGGATATGAGAGCGGACTGGATGAGGCTGACGACAAAGGAAGCCGAGACTTTCCAAGCCGAACAGATTTCGGTCGCGAATCTGCTTTCATCCAAAAATACCCCGAGTATGGAAGGGGCCGGGTCTGTTTAGGCAGGTGGGAGCGCAGTTTTGGCTACCGCTGCCGCCTGACGATACCGCAGATCGAACTGATGCAGGCCGACCTACCTCACACCCTTTACAACTTCAAGAACAATAAAGCCGACGACGAGTGCGAGCGGCTTAACCGAGAGGCTGTGGCGAAGGCGAAAGCCCGTCACGAGGCTCGTAAAAAGGCAAAGGCCGAAGCCCCCGGGCAACGGCAGTACACATTGGATGAAGTTTTTTCCGGGGCCGCTGATGATGAGGCGTAGCCCCACAAGCATAAGAAACCGCTATGGCAGGAGAAATAGATAAACTTGATTTCAAGGTCATACTCGACGATGCCGAGTTCAATTCCAAGATTGGTGCTGACCTGAAAACGGCGCAGGAGTTCAACCGTTCGATGTCCGACATCTTGACCATCAAGAAGCGGATTTCTTCGCAGGACGTGCAGAACGCCAAGAATGCGGAGAAAATCGCTCGTGAGGAGCAGAAAACGGCACAGCAGGCGGCGAAGGCGCAGGAGCAGATCCGGCGCGAGCAGCAGAAAACCGCGCAGCAGGCTATTGCCGCACAGGAACGCATCGCCCGAGAGCAGCAGAAAACCTCGTCGCAGGCCGTTATCAATGCCGAGAAGGAGCGCAAGGCCCGGCTGCAGACGGCCACGGCGCAGGAGCGTCTGAATCGGCTTCTGCAGCAGCAGAACACCCACTACCAGACACACGGCAGGATGCTACAAGAACTGGGTGGCTATGCCGCTGCCTATTTCAGTGTCCGCACCGTGGAGAGGTTCATTTCTTCGCTGGTGCGGGTTTCTGGTGAATTTGAACTCCAGCACCAGACGTTAAAGGCCATCCTGCAGGATAGCGATGCCGCCGACAAAATCTTCACGCAGTTGCAGCAACTGGCCGTCAGGTCCCCGTTCAGTTTCCAAGACTTGACGGGCTACGCCAAGCAGTTGTCTGCCTTCTCGGTCCCGATGGAGGAGTTGTACGACACCACGAAGATGCTGGCCGATGTCAGCGCAGGTCTCGGTGTCGATATGAGCCGCATCATCCTTGCCTACGGCCAGATCAGGAGTGCAAGTTTCCTCCGTGGTCAGGAAGTCCGGCAGCTGACGGAAGCAGGCATCCCCATCCTCACGGAACTGGCGAAGCAATTCGAGGAAATCGAGGGCAGGATAGTGTCCGCTGGCGAGGTATTCGACAAGATTTCCGCCCGCGAAGTCCCGTTTGAAATGGTGGCGAAGGTGTTCAAGGATATGACCTCCGAAGGTGGTAAGTTCTACCAGATGCAGGAGGTTCAGGCCGAGACCCTGAAAGCGAAGGTGAAGAACCTCGGCGACCAGTACGACATTATGTTGTACCAGATCGGGCAGGCGCAGGACGGGCTTCTGAAAGGCAGTGTCTCTGCCATTGGCAACCTGATGAGCCACTGGCAGCAGATAGGCCGAGTCCTCGTCTCCGTCGCGTCGGGATTCGGTGCATACGCCGCCATTCTCGCAGTCGTGGCCGTCCGAAAGAAGGCCCTTCTCGCCATCAATACGCTGCAGTCTATCATCAGCCTGACGCAGCGCGTTGGGTCGCTGACCCGCGCCCTCCAAATTTATACCCGCGCTATGCAGATGGCAGGCGTTGCGACGAAAGCCGCATTTGCTGCTACCATCGTCGGCATCGTGGCCGCTATCGCGGTGGAGGTCTATCAGTTGGTTAAGGCCGCTGGTGAACTGCATCGCGAAATGGACTCCATCGTTGCCGAGGGTAAGGGTGAAGCCGACCGCATCCATAAGGAGTTGACGAAGTTGGTGGACCGCCTCGGCGAAGTCGAGAAAGGAACCGAGGCGTATGGCGATGCCATCCACGAACTCAACCAGAAGTACGGCGACTACCTCCCCAATCTCATCACGGAGGCGGCTTCCTACGACGAGATCAAGCGTGCTGCAGATGCCGCCACGGAAGCCATCTACAACAAGGCCCGGGCCTCTGCCTACGACAAGGGGCAGGAGGCCATTGACCGCAAGTACGGCCAGAAGCGGCAGAAGCTCACCAACAACGTGCTGGATAACATCACGTCCATCACGGGTTTGAGCGAGGAGCAGGCATCGAACCTGATGCAGAACTTCTTCGGCAGACTGGAGAACAACCCCGCCAACAAGGGGGCTTGGGACCTGTTCAAGGAGGCCCTGTACGCCTACGACCGCACCGCTGCTATGGCCATCACCCACGGTTGGGTCGAGCCTGTGCATAATGGTGGCACAGAGGACAAAATCTACAATGACATCCTGAAACTGGGAGAGATCCACGCCGACATCGTGAAGGAAACGACTCGCCTCAACAACCAGATCACTGCTGGCATCCCGAACGGCACGTACACCTCTCTCGCGGAGGAGAACGGCGTTAAGGCCATCGAGGAATGGTACGCTGCCGAGAAGGAGGCCATCCGCACTGGAGAGACCGACAAGGAGGCCCGCAACCAGAAGTACCTTGCCAAAGAGAAGGAGTACTTCCAGAAGATGATTGACCTCTACAAGAGTGCTGCCGTCAATCTGCCGGACAAGGCCGCGATGTGGGAGGATAAGTTGCGGAAGGCGAATACCGCCCCGGTGAAGGGCGCACGTCTGGTTCAGGATGCTCTGGCCGGACTCGGCATCACCAGCAAGAGTGCCGCCTTCGGCCTCTGGGCTGATGAGAGCACCGACTTCTCGATGGACGGCTACTACAAGGAGATTGACCAGCAGTACAAGGCCGTTATGCCCGGCATCACCCGTGCGCAGGAGCGGTTCAAGCAGATTGCGAAGGTCGATTTCAATAAGGCCGTCTATGAAGAACTCAATGACGAGGCGAAGGCTGCTTACGACGAGGTGAAGAAGCTCCAGACCAGAAAGACCGCGATCGAGGCCATCGCCAAGAATCTCGGCTACTCGCTGGAGGATAACAAGCGTGCTGGCACTCACGTTCCTTCCACGGGAAAGAGTCAGGCACAGAAAGATGTTGAAACCCGTATTGACACGGTGAAGGAGATTCAGCGTGCGTACAACGACCTCATCAAGGACGGATTCTCCGCCACGGATGCCGATGCCCTTGTCAGTTCGTACTTCTCCTATGTCGATGCCAGCGTCCGGGACCGCCGCGACTTCTGGCAGGAACTGGAGGAGGCCGCGAATGCGCTGGAAGCCTTCGACAAGGAGGCTGCAGCCCGTCTCCGCGCCGACATTGCCCGTGGCAAGGCGCAGGAGGTTGGCGACCAGCAGAAGGCCCAGATGAAGGCCCTTGCCGAAAGCGGGAAGGCTCTGGCCAAGACCGACACCTTCTTGAAGAATATCGAGGCCCTTACCAAAGACGTGTTCGGTGAGGGTCTGGCTTTGGAGGTCCGTCAGGCACTGCAGGCTATCGAGGACGAGGAGGCCAAGATTCAGTTGAAGGTTGACGAGAAGCTGGATGATTTGGAAAAGAGCAAGGCCGCTTATATCTCGAAGAACGGCGAGGAGGCTTGGGCCGAATATGAGCAGCAGGCAAAAGATGCTATTGAGGCTTGGCGGCAGGGCGAGATTCGTGCCATCCACGATGTCAAGCAGGAGCGCATCAAGAGCATCGGCCAGAACTTCCTCAACAAGTTCTTCAAGAGCAAGAACGTTGACATCACCCGTCTGGACAAGAAGTCTTTGAAGCAGCTGCAGGACATTCTCGAACTCATTCAGGACGAGTTGTCCGACGAGGATATTGCCAACCTCATTCCAGAGGAATTGGTGGAGCGTGCAGCCCGTCTCGGAATCAAGCTGGACGATATTGTCGCCGCTATCAAGGCCGCAAGAGAGGCGCAGGAAGAAGTCGTTGACGAGAAGTTCTGGAGCAAACTCAAAGAGCATCTTGATGAGGTTGCCGGATCCCTCGAAAATATAGGCGATGCCATCGCAACCTTTGGCGACAGCAATGGCCGGGGCTGGGCCAACACCGTCGGCGCGAGCTTCAATGCTGCTGGTAAGGTCGTGAGCGGCTACGGTAAGCTGATGGACTACAAGGCGCAGGGTGGTGATGCCGCTATTGCTGGCTATATCGCGATGGCGGTTGAGAACACTGCCAACCTCTTGGCTATGGTCGGCAATCAGATCAAGGCCAACAAGGAGGCGCAGGAGGAATGGGAACTGACGGTCCTTCGCACCGACCTCGCCTATCGCGCACTGAAAATCAACCAGCTTGACTATAAGCAGAGCAACGTCTTTGGTGTTGAGTCTCCGTATAAGAAGGCCATCAGCGGCGTGCGCCAGTATCAGGCTGCAGCAGAAGAACTGAACACTACGCTGCTGGAGCTTGCTGGCGGTCAGGTTCAGACCGGGACGAAGCAGGTTTACAGCGGAACGAATACTGCCGCAGGAACCGGGTATGGCATCTTGGCTGGTGCGGCCACGGGTGCTGCCATTGGTGCTATTGCTGGTGGTGGTGTGTTCTCTTGGGCCACGACGCTCATTGGTGCTGCGGCTGGTGCTATTACGGGCCTTCTCATTGGCCTGTTTGCTGCGAAGGAGACCGTCCCTGTGTATGAGAACCTGCTGTCGCACTACGGCTCCCTTCTGGACCAGTCGGAGGACGCACAGCCTTTCGCCCTCAACCCGAAGATTCTGGCCGACTACGATAAGCTGGATGCCAAGACGAAGGAGATTATTGACCATTGGGATGAGATCCAGCAGAAGATGATCGAGGCGGAGGAGGCTCTGAATGAGACTATCAAGGACATTGCCGGAGATATGGGTACGCAGCTCCGGGAAAAGCTGGTTGAAGCCTTCCGCAATGGCGACCTCTACGATGCTATTGACAGTTTCCACGACTATGTGACCCAAGTTATCGAGGATTTGTTTGCGCAGTCGATATACGCCGCAGTGTTCGAGGATATGTTCACCGAACTGCAGAAGGCTCTGCACGACTCGATGTACGACGAGAAGTCCAAGTACTACGGCAAGGGTTGGGAGGAAATCTTCTCCGACTTCGAGGATAGGATTGACACTGGCCTCGACGACTTCGAGAAGGGTATGGAAGCGGCCCGGCGTTGGGGTGAGAAGCACGGCTACAACCTGTTTGCCAGCGACGATTCCGATTCCGACCTCGTAAACGGCATCAAGTCGCTGACGGAGGACACGGGTAGCCTCATTGCCTCATACGTCAACGCGATCCGTGCCGATGTCTCTTACCTCCGAATGTTGAAGCAGCAGGAAATGGAGGAAATCAAGGCCATCCGCGCCCTGCTGCCGCCTCCGACCGTGTGGGAGTATATCGCCAAGATTGAGGCTCACACCTTCGATATGGCCAAGTCCAACGCCGAAATCGCAAGGACCAACGCCACGATTCTTACCGAGTTGCAGAGCGTTATCACCTCCGAAGGTGGTGCGCCAGCGGTCCGCTCCCTGCAATAATCTGAAACAATTATTTCAGATTATTCCATTATTAGACTACTTTTGTACCGTTATGCCTACCACACCTTACACTCCGAACATTTCAGGCTACAAGCCGTTTTACATCCAAGCAGAGGGTGATGCGGCTGCAAAAGATACCGCCGTGCAGTGGGGACTCGTCGCAAAGACGAATCCCTATCCTGCATTGCCGGAGCCGAAGGAGCCGTACAAAAACGACTTCCCGGACGAAAACGGCGACGACGAATACACCGCCGCGATGCGCTATCAAGCCTTCACGTTTCAGGTGCAGTTCTACGTCAAGACCTTTGACGTGGTTACTGGCAACACCGTGACAAAGACCGCCTCTGCCGCCCTCCGCGAGCAGGTGGCATCCTTCTTCGACCATATCAAGAACGGCGAGTTCAAGGTGTTCGATTCCTACACTGGGCTTGGCCGTCAGAAGGTGCGCTACGCCGGGTACGAGGAGGAGGAAGGCGCATTCAAGGCAAGGAAGAACTGGGCCAGACTGATTTTCACCGTCACGTTCAAAGTCAACGACCCCGTGACGTTTATGACTTTGAGCAGCGGCAGCATCACGGCCATAACGTAAGGGAGGGCCGCGCTATGTCAAGATTCAGCATCTACGCGAAGGACGGCCAAAGCATCCGCTTCTCCGGCAAGCCGAAGTATTTCGGGACCTATATGAAGGTCCCGTACATCGAGTTCAACGAGATTGCCAGCCCCGTCAAGATAGACTGGGAAATCGGCGACTATCTCGACTACGAGCGCACGGGTCTCCGCTATAAGCTGTACTCCATTCCACAGCCCAAGAAACGGGCCAGAACGGACGAATCTGGCGCGTCTTACGTCTATTCCAATGTCCAACTCCACGACGCGACAAAAGAGCTGGAAATCGCCCTTTTTAACGACTTGGTGCTGGACGTTGAACGCAACGTGCATTTCTCCACCAGAGAGAACGTTTCCACGTTCGAGGACGTGTACGGCATCGCCCGTCGCCTGCAGGCCAGCATTGATGCCTTCTTCCCGAACAAGTGGCTGATTCAGGTAATGACGCTCGACCCCGTGGCCGATGCCGACCTGATTGCCAAGCTCTCCGAGCCGAAGGAGTTCAGCCTGTCCAACGGCACGGTGCTGGGCGCACTTAACACGATCTACAACGTGTGGGAAGGCATTGGCTGGATCCATACCTACAACACGACTCTGGGGAAGGATGTAATCACCATCGGCCGTCCCAACAAACGGGATAGTAGCAACACCACGAATCCCTTTGTTTACGGCCTCGGCAACGGCCTTACTGCGATAAAGAAGTCCTACACCAACCTCGACGAATTTGCGACGAGGTTGTACGTTTATGGTAGCGACCGCAACCTGCCGAACCGCTACTACAATAGCCTTCGCATCTGTAATGCGGCCAGCGTTGACATTGCTCACCTGATGCTGCCGCTCGCCTGCTGGGGTACGGCAGTGGATCCCGTCAGCGGTGAAACAAGGCCCGATGCCAGCCTTTGCTACATCGAGGATGCGGCAACCGTGGCAAAATATGGCCTTGTGCCGAAGAAGGTGTACTTCGACGGCAACCAGAACGAGGCCGTGTACCCTTCCGTGAAGAATCTTACGGCGGGAAGGCTGCGCACGGCAAAGGCTGCAGCCCACGACGATACCTACATCCCCAGTTCGGTGATTTATCCCGATTCGGAACGTCTGGACAAGGTGAAGGACTGCACCAACCCGAGCGACCACGGCAGCGGCGACAGCGACGATGCCTACATCTTCTCGGAGACGGTCAATGTTCCCTTTGCCGATGGTGGTGGCGTGATGTTCAATGCCGGAACGCCTCCGACCACGGCCCCCATCGACGTTCGCTTCGTGAATTATACTCCGTCAAGTGGTAGCACCCGGGTCAAGATTGAGCCGCAGTACGGCGTTTACATCAACGTGGTTGCGGTGGACTCCTTCACCGTGACGCAGCGCGTCGTTCTGGACGTGCGCCTTGCCGATGGCAGCACCACGCAGCAGATTGAGGAAACCAGCCTGAACTACGAGCGTATCTCTGCCAATAGCAACACGTATATTGTTGCGCTGGCCGACGACTACTGCATCGCCGCCGGGACCATCGAGAAGATTCAAATCTACCTCCGCGTGGATCGTGCCCGGACCGTGGCCACCGATATGACGGTGACGCTGCGCTCCATTACGGAGAACTCCCAGCCCGTATTCTTTGGCTTCAAGGAGAAGTACGCCGACACCTTCCAGCTTGTCCTGAAACAGATCGGCTTCAACCTCGAAGAACAGATGGCTCTGGCCAGTGGCGGGCTTTGTACCCTGTCGATGAAAGACGGTATGTGCGGTGGCCGGAACTTCACCGTCAAGCGTTGTACGTACAGGTCGGCTACCGACGACTGGCTGCTGACCGTGAAGCGGACGAAGGACAACTCAACGGAAATGCTGTACCCGAATGCAGACTTCCCGATAATGATGGGCGACACCTTCGTCATTCTTGACATCGTGATGCCGGAGTTGTATATCACCGTGGCGGCGCAGACTCTGCTGGAGTTGGCCACGGACCTGTACAATGAAGTCAGCCGGGGCAAAGCCTACTACGAGCCGGAAATCAATGCCAAGAAGGTGGCCGAATCCGGCGTAGCGTTGAAAGAAGGTCTCTATATGGAGATTCAGGACGCTGACATCGTGGAGGGCACGACTGACTACATTCTCATCGACACGCTGCAGATAGCCGAGGACGAGAGCAACATCCCCACATATAAAGTCACGCTTCGGGAGAAAAAGAAGGCCGCAGTCGCCAGCACCACTACTGCCGCGATGCAGCAGCTTGCGACGATGATTAACGCCGGAGGTGGCGGTGGCGGCGGCATTGCCAACATCATCCGCAGCAACGATACCACGCCGGAGGGCGACGACAACGTGTATTCTGCCCTCCGCAGTCAGATCGAGTACCTGTCGAAGCGGTACGACGATATGGCGCAAGGTCTCATCACTTTCCTTCAAGGCGCACAATTCGGTGATTTCGCCGAGGGCATAACAGGCTTTGGAGGAAAGATTGATGGGGCCGGAAACGGCGAATTGAGCAGCTTGAAGCTCCGTCGCTGGCTGGAGGTTCCCGAACTCCGCTACAACCGCATCGACATCACCATTGGCAACCAGTGGCGTGCGCCGGGCGGCGGCATCATTGAGAAGGTGGAGCCGGACTACGATGCGCAAGGCAATCTCCTCAACACGGGCGTTATCACCCTGCATCTGGAGGACGGAGAGCCGGGCCTTATCGCGCTGGACGACATCTGTATGGGTATCTTCCACGATGAAATCAGTATGTCGAACAATGCCGTCCTCGACAGCGACGACAGCATCGGTAACTTCCACTTCAAAGGGTTCTATACCGCTTACTTCCGCGTTACTGAAATCCTGACGCAGGACAACAGCAAGTTCCGTTATGCCATCCGCCCGGTTTCTACGAACTGGCCGGAGACGTTCCATCCCTGCGAGGCTATGCACTTCGTGGCCTACGGCAACTTCTCCGATACCAACAGGCAGACGGCCCGCTACAGCACCCGCACCTACGAGCGTTACCTGAAAGACGTGAACACGTGGGAATTTACCGCCAACAACATTGGTGCGCAGTTCGGTGATTTGAGCAACCTCAACGTATTCGGGATGAATATGACGGGGTACTCTGCCTACCTCAACAACATCTATATGAGCGGCGTTATCGAGCAATTCGAGAACCTGCCGCTTCGGATGGAGATAGACACGCAGGGCCAAGACACGTTGGCCTACGGCGAGAGTTTGGTGGTGACGTGCGCCGTTATGAAGGGCTGGGACGACCTCACCAGCCAAGTTGTGCGCTGGACCATAGAGCGTGACACTGGTGTGCCGTTGGAGGACGCGGCTTGGAACCTCTCCAGCAAGGCGACCAATTTCCGAGGCACTATCCTGATCGAGCATAACCAGAACTATTCCGACCTCGGCAGCATCGGTGTCAGCACCCTGTTCACTATCACTGCCTACCTCCCTGACGACAGTTCAACCAATTATACGCTACAATTATGAGAAGCAATAAAACACGAATAAGGGTTGATTACGCACCGCTGAACGTGGCGGTGTCGATGGAATGCCTTACGCCGCTGTCGCCTGCACTGCAGGTGTATAACTCGGGCATTGACGAGTTTGAGCCGGACCGCAGCCTCACGCCGTCGCAGTTCTGGCCGATGATTATGGCCAACGCCAACGACGGGTCGTGGCACAACCAGTATGCGAACTCCATCCTGACCCAGATGAAGTGGTACGTGGACGGTGTGGACATTACCACCTTGCAGGACTGGACCAACCTCTATGAGATTGACAACACGGCGGGCAACTACCGTGGCGCAATCACCATCAAGAGGAACGTGCTGCCGACGCAGACCTTCTCCCTGCATTTTGAAGGTGTGCTTACTGACCCCCGGCTCGGCACGCAGATTACGGTCAAGTCCGACGAAATCATCCTCTCCACCGAGGACAGCAGCGAGGATGCCTACAGCCTCTCCATCGGCGACGACCAGATCATCCAGTACAACCCGTTCAAGGACAAGCTGCACCTGTACAATTACAAGGTCGCCCACGGCCTGATTACGGCCACAAGTGCTGCGGAAGCCGCCGCTACGGACGAGAACGCATACCTGCGCCAGATCCCCGTCACCCTGTTCAAGGCAGAGGTTGCGATGCAGTCTGGCTACACCATCAAGCTGTTCCGCGTCAATGGCCCGAACTCCTTCACCGAGTTGTCGGCGGGCAGCGACGAAGTTGTGGCCATCACGCCTACTGCCATCACGCTGGACCTCCGCCTCGTGACGAAATCCGACTATTTAATCAAGGCTATCATCACCGACTCGGACCGTATCGCGCCGCAGCTCCAGTTCAGCGTCAACCGCGTGTATCAGGACTACAACTGCAGGCCCACCAACGGCACTGGCATCAACCCCGGCGACATCCAGCGTTTCGACACGGCGATGTGCGACAGCGACGGCAACGTCGTGGAGTGTCCGGCCAACATCATCAAGATTGTCTGGAAAACGGACAGTGCCACCATCACGGGTCAGGTCCACAACGAAGGACAGAGCACCCTGTTCACGATTGCCAAGACAGGCATCGGCAACCGCTATGACGACGACTGGCTCGACATCTACGTGGAGACCGAAATCAAGCCGATGCACAAGTACGCAGTGGACGAGAACGGCGACTTCTTCACGGACGAAAACGGAAACAAATTCATATTCAATTAGTTATGCAATACGTAATCGCGAACAGAGGCAAGGCCACTATGTACGGCATCAACGCCGCCGGGCATCGGACCAAAGACGCGCTCATCGTCCTTCACGAGAAGGAGTTGAACGTTGTCCCGGGGCCGACGCTCGCCGACAAGGTGCGTGCCGTGGATGGGGTCCTGTACTCGGCCTCTGAAATCAAACAAGCCCTGCAGGAGGGGGGTTGGCAATGAGTAATTTAAGCGCACAAGGCAGTATCACTGTCAAACGTCTCCGCAACGGGGACACTTTCTTCATCAGCTTCGGCAACAACGGCGTGCCGCTGTTTCAGGCCGTGGATCCGGCATCGGGTGTAGTCACCCCGGACTGGACCGTGGCCGCGAATCAGCCCGTCATTACGCCGCAGGTCACTTCGGCGAGAGGCAATGCTGTTACGCTGGGTAGCCATCAGTGGAGCTACAACGGCGTGGCTCTGAACTTCAACGGCGCGTCGAGCGGCGGCTGGACCACCGA